AAGAAGATATGAAAAAAGCCGGTTGGGAAAAGAAGGAAAAGAGTATCATTATTACACCTTAATTATGGATGATTGTAATAAATATTTTATTTCTTGGAATGAGTTTTTGAAGGATGCTAAAGTTTGTAATGACCTTCAATTAACCCAAGAAGAGATAAATGAATTAATGGAATTCCATGAAAAATCAATTCAACAACGTGATAGAGATTGGTCATTGATATCGAATTGGGTTGTTGGAGCAGAGCCTATTGGTGAGGCTTGACTTTTATAATTAGTGGAGTATCATCATAAAATGAATGATGACGAGCCTAAATATCGCTGTGCTTGGTGTATAAGAGACACCCATACCAATCCATGCGAATTTTGTGGAAGCGATACTGTTCATGTCAAAGGAACGGTACACAATTGCCATTGGTCCATGTACACAATTAGCACGGTCAAATGTAAATTGTGTGACAAAATCATCAGTTACGAAGATTATCTGAACGGGAAATTTTAAATATGAAAACAACATTGGAGAAATGGGCAGATAAAATAAGGAAATTACGGAAAAATCAACCCAAAGTGACTCTGAAAGAAGCTCAGGCACAAGCAGACCGGGTTATGAAAGTTGTTAGAGAAGCCAAAGGTATTAAACGGCTGGAACCAAGGGTTTATCATAAGACACCTTATGTTTTGGATGAAGACATAAAGAAACTGCATGGGGCCGCTTGGTTTAAAAAATTCGTCAAAGCTGCCGGCCCCGGCAATACAATGATGATTATTCCAGCCAATGACCCGTCGCATAAAAAATCAAGGCAACAAATAGGTATGTATATGTGGGATTATGAAAGATTTGCTGATGTGGTTGATTTTAACAGACCCACATATTTCGATTAAAAAATAACAACAAGTAGTAAAACGCATATGAGATAGAAGAACAATAACGATATGAACATTATCAACAGAACGCAAGTCTTGAAGCTAAACAGCGCTTGGCAAGCTGTAGGTCAATCAACCGTGGGTAAAGCCTTGGTTGACTTGGCCGCAGGCAAGTGCGCTTTGGCTCTTGACATTGAATACGAAAAGGATGAAAAAGGTGAATACATCCTTGACGAAAATGGTTGGCCATCCGGTCAATCATGGCCTCGTCCGGTAACTTGGGAAGAGTGGATTACGTTACCTGTTCGCCCGTTTGATGATGTCATTCATTATGGTAATGGCCTCAAAACCATGAGAGCGCCTACGGTCATTATTGCTAAAAACTTTAGCAGAATGCCTCTTAAAAAATTCAAAGGCAAACCTTCCAAGGATGCTATTTGGATTCGTGATAACGGTACCGACCAATACACGGGCAGAAAATTGAAGCGTCATGAAGCTACGGTTGACCACATTCTCCCTCAATCGAGGGGTGGTCAAAATACTTGGGAAAACCTTGCCCTCACAGCCAAGGAAATTAATGCCAAGAAAGGTAACAAGCTTAACAGTGAAGTGGGTTTGAAATTGATTCGCGAGCCAAAGGCTCCAAGACCAATTCCATTGTCTCACTTGATTAGAGAAATCAAGCATCCTGATTGGAGACCACACCTTCCGCATTTGGTTGAAGATTAGGAAAATTACTCTTTGGGGAATTAAAGTTAAAAAAGGACCCTCTGTTAACTATAATAGAGGGTTCTTTTTTTAAATATTTGATTGCAGATTCAAGAATTGATATATTATCTTTGAATAAGCCTATCCCAACATTACAACTATGACATAATAATCCTCTTATTACATTAGTTTTATGGCAATGGTCAACGTATAATTGAGGCGAAATGGAATGTTTACTTTCTTTATTACCACATATAGCACAACATCCGTTTTGATTATTTAATAGGATGATATAATCTTCCATTGAAAGGTTGTGAACTTTTTTAAGACGACCTCTTCTTTTATGAATCTTTACTTTATCTTTATTATTGGCCTTCCATAATTTAGACCTTAGTTTAGCACAAGATTTACAATATGGCCCTTTACCCATTTTGCCTGCACTTGGATTATTGTAAAATTCTTCCAAATTCTTTTTTATCTTACATTGTGCACACCTTTTCATTAATAGTAGTTATCGAAAGCAAAAAACAGGTCATCTTGCATTACACAAAAAGACCTGTTTTTTATTAATTATCAAAATTAAACAACTTTTGATGGAATTTTCTTTTTTGTTTTAGAAGCCGCTGTATCGGTGGTGTCCATAAACTTGAAACTTGCACCTTTCAAACTGCGATATGCGGTAGCGCTACGAGACAATGTATCGAAAGCAAGAGCTGTTCCCGCTGAATCGGCTACATAATCCAATGTGGTTCCTGCTTGATAGCCCATTGAACTGCCGACTGCCCAAGAATCTTGGTTGGCTCCAATATAAGCAAAATCCCAACTATAAACCTTGGTTTGATGCTCAACCATTCCTTTTACCATTATGGAATCCATACGAACCGCATCCCTGTTGTGCAGGTGGTCGTTGTCTTCGCCGTCGGTGATGGTCACAACCAAAACTTTTTCAGGTCGTTCCTCTTCCGGCATGGCTGACAAGCGAGCACCCATGTCATTGATGGTCTTGCCAAGAGAATCGTAAAGCGCTGTGCCGCCTCTTGGAATATAATTGTTTTTGTCCAATAGAGGAACCTGATACAAGTCAACGTCCTCAAACATTGTCTCATATTGCGTGTCAAATTTATAAGCAAAAACACGGCATTGACCGAGCTTTGCGTCCTGTTGTGATTTGATGAATGTATTAAATCCACCAATCATGTCGCTGCAGATTGATTGCATTGAACCTGAACGGTCAATGACAAATATAATATATGTGAGTCCACTTTTCATAGATTACATTATATGACAGGATTGTAAGAAGTCAAGTCATTAGCAACCATTTTTTCAATCAAGCCGTTAAACGTGGTTTTTGGCTGCCAGCCCAATTCTTCTCTAATCTTATCAGAATTGGCGCACAATACATCCACTTCGGCAGGACGATAGAATTTTGGATTTACTTTAACCAACGTAATCAATCCATTGGGCGTTATTCTTTGCATGAACTTTTCATTCACTCCTGTATCATACCATTCGCCCTTTATTCCAACCATTTCAAAAGATTTTTCTACAAATTCACGAATTGTATGTTTTTCTCCACTACCAACAACGTAATCTTTTATATATGGAGCAACATTCTTTACATCTTTACACGTTTCTATTACTGCTGGATTAGATGGAAGCCACAGATAATTGCATTTGTCTTGATTCAACATTTTCCATACCGCATCCATCATGTCTTCAGCATTGGACCAATCTCGTTTAGCATCAAGGTTGCCCAATTCGATAGGAACAATTGGTGTGCCATTGTTGATATCGTTATAAATTTTAACTATGCCTTTTGTAATTTTTCTTGTGACAAATGCCTCACCGCGCCTTGATCCTTCATGATTGAACAACCAGCCTTGAACGGCGTAAATTCCATATGACTCCCTATAAACTTTTACTAATTGGCGAGCAGCGACTTTGGATGCTCCATAAGGACTTCTTGGCCTTAAAGGATGATTTTCATCTTGTGGTTCATATACAACATTGCCAAACTCTTCCGAAGAGCCAGCATTGTAGAATCTGCAATCGGGTTTGAGACGTTTGATAGCTTCCAAACAATCCAAAATTGCTGTGGAATTACATTCCCATGTTTGTCGAGCAAAATCCCAAGAAGAAGCCACAAAACTTTGAGCGGCAAAATTTATAAAATAATTCGGTTTTATACACTCCATAATTTTGTATATGGAATGAGAATCCGTCAAATCAAAATTGACTAATTGAAATCTTGACTCATTCTCAAGATGTTTGATGTTGGAATGATTTTCTACACTTAAGCGTCTAGCGCCACCAACAACGGAGGCACTTGTTTCACTAAGGAGGTAATCAACCATCAGAGAACCGTCTTGTCCTGTAACGCCTGTAACGAATACTACTGTTCCTTCGGGACGTTTGATATCTTGAATATTATTGACTTTCATAACCTATACGTATGTATAGGTTCACGTAGAATTTAATTATAATTTGATGTATTTGTATGTGCGGTCATTAATATCATAATACCAATAACCACATACTTTACCTAATTCAGAACGAAGAGCTAAATTTTTCCACTCTTTCATCCAATCGGAATTAATCCAACTCATTGTTGCCATTGATTCCGTCTCTGAATTTTGAAAATCTTCTATGGAAGTCATCAAAATCTTCCTCCGTTAATCCTAATACATTTACGATTGCATTGATGATATAACAAGAGTGATATTTTCCTATATTTTTCTCTGCCAATTTTTTAGCGATGATGGAAGCAAAATAAGTTAACTCCATCAATCTTTTTTTCTCTTCGTTCTCTTCAAAACCACCAAGTATCAATCCGGGGATTTGCTTGGATCCAATATCAGATTGGGTTTCCTTAATGACCGCGTTTCTCAATAACTCTTTAAGTTTTTCAGCATCCACCTTTGCAGTTTTTAACTTTTCACGAAGTTTTTTAACATCCCTCGCGGCAACTTTTTTAGCTATGGAGAACGTGGTTAAAATGCCCTCTTTTGCCAAGATGTGGTTTACTGTTTGCATTCTGCCTATAAATAGAATGAATTAAAATCGAGCTTCGATTTTTCGGGAAGAACCCTGAATTCTGTCGGGGTCTGAAAAATTAAATTCTACCTTACCCCTTCGTATGTATCCACGTCCCGTAAGAAACATGCAATTATAGCACAAAATTTCTATGTTTTCCAACAGATGATTTTTTTCATTACCATCTTTGAAACTTATCAGCAGAGGCATTTTTTTGTCTGTCAATCTGTGCTCATTGAATCCACAGTTTTCACATTCCGCTTTTTTTGTTCCGCTTCGAATGAGAAGGTCTTTAAGCCGGTAAATGGGATAATTTGGAAATTTGCCTTCAAGTATTTGATTGAGGGGATATTTGCCTTTATCGGGAGCCCAATATCTTTTTCTGTCCCCCTTGCCCCAAGGATTTGTTTTGAATAGGCTGTATGTTTTTGCCCATTTTTTATAGCAATTATATCCGACATTGAGGTATTTAGCGCAGGCCGTAGCATTGTTACAATGTTCTTGAGCTTCCTTTATTTCCGATTCCAGCAAAGGTCTAGCGCCTCGTCCTTTGCGAAGTCTTCGGGGGTCAATCTTGATGATGCCTATGGATTTTAAATCTTCTTCGGGAAGCTGCAACTCTTCCAATACCGTTTTATTTTCAAGGTTTGCAATCTTTTTTTTAACTTCCTGTAACTCTCGGACCACGACTTCCAACACTTTATTTTCCGTTGGTGTCGGTGATGGATTGATTTGTTGTGTTTCCATTTTCTCCTCTCAAACTTTCTTTTTGAAGGTCAATACCATGCATTCTCATGAAATTTAGACGAAGTATTTCAGCTTTTTCATGCAATCCAGCATTGATTAAAACACGATAAGTATTGTAACAAAAGTGTTTTTCCGGCTTTTTAAAATCCTTTTTCTCCCAACATTCAAGAATGACTGTGACTTTAAATCCCGGTGTATCTTTTCTTTTTTCGATAGCGCGAGTGGCGGCTTCGACGTAAATATCATCAAAGCTGTCTGAATCGATGTCAAATTCATCCATCCAAAAATTTGAACATTTTACCACAACCGTTTTAAGTGTTGAAGTTTTTGTATCTTTTTTCATAGTTTGTTTCCCCAACCGTCTATTCCTGCGCAATCATTACAAATCCCCTCAAAGGTTCGTTTTGGTTTGGAGCACCTACACGTTTCAGTTGTTCCGCATTTCAGGCACACCAAACGAAGGTCGTGTTTCATTCCATCCGGGTCATGTTCCCTTCGAATTTCAAAAAACGTCTTGGGTTGTTCGTCTTCTTTTAATAGGGATTTTAGTTTGATCATAAATTTTAGGCCAAAAAACTCGTTGGATATTCCACTTCCATTCGCTGCTTCATTTTTTTCATGATGTTATGGATTCGAGGCAATCTTTTAACCCTTACATCATTGACATAAAAGGGTTCCATTATCCTTCCAAGATTTACAATTCTATCATATTCTCTCAAAACACTATAGATTTCTTCGTACTCTTGGGCTGTCAGGCTACCTTCATCTTTTTTATTCGTCTTTTTTTTCATAAGTCAAATCTCCATCATTTAAAAGGTCAAGATTTTTAAGTTTTTCCTTGACGTTATCACAAACTTGTTCTTCGATTGTTCCCGCTACAAACATTATTTTCTGAACGCTTTTACTCTTTGCATTTTCCCGCCATACTCTACCTGTGGCCTGTCTCATTAACACGGCTGAATAACTTGGTGAAATCAATGTTAAACGCGGATTAAGACCATCTATATCATGAAGGGAAAGACCAGCACCGCCACTAGCTATGTTCACTAAAATCACCTTCTCCTTACCAGCCTGAAAGTCATCCACATTCTTCTGACGTTCTTCATCCTTGGTTTTACCGTCAAAAATACACGAGATATTCAACCTTTTAGCTATGGCTTGAAGAGTTTCAGTAAAGTTAACAAAAACTACCACAGACATGCCATTTTCCAATCCCTCTTCAATCATGTCTATAAATAGGGGGACCTTAATCAATTCAATATGTTGTCGTGCCCGCAAAATGGCGGTCAATTCACTAGCCTTGTCGGTTTTGGTCAATTGAGCTAGTTTCTTCAATTCCTTTTGCATTTCTGCATGACATTCATTTATTTTTTTGACATCCGCATCATCCATGTTATAACATTCAGCAATGATTTCAGATTCAGGAAAATTGGGAATGGTATCTCGGGTGAGTCTGACACCACGATTAATGAAAATATCCTTGTGTAATTTTTTCAAAACTTTTTGTCTAAGCTTCATGTCGTCGGTAAATTCCAAACCAAAACGCCCTTTGTGGACTCCATGTTCATAACACCACTGATAATAAGCATTTGCACCTTTGAATAGTTTTAAACAAGTGCCGACGGTTCTAAGTTCGAGGGGATTGGTTGCATTAGTGGCCGAACAAAATAGCATTTTGTAATTTTGCTTGAGAGCTTCGATACAAGTCTTTGAATTCTTGGTCTTCCAATTCTTTAATTTTTGTGACTCATCCCAAACAATCAACGTATCTTTCGGGATTTTCCATATAAATTTTCGTTTGTGTGTTTTTCTGTTTTCAACATAAGAGGCAAAGGGGGAATCGGTTTTACCTATTCGAATTTGTTCATAGTTTATAATACCCACCAATGAACTCTTCATTTTAAAATGGTCTGTCACCACACGCTTCCACGGTTCCATCACAGCCTTGGGACAAACTACAAGCATCTTCATTTTAAGTTCTCGGGCAACTGAACAAGCTACGTAAGTTTTACCGACACCCACATCCGAACCATCAATGGCACAACCTGTCTTATTGATAGCTGTCACCAATTTGCTTACAGACTCAACTTGCCAAGGTCTAAGACCGTCTTCATTTTCAACCTTGTAGGGGGGTATCCAAAACTCTTCAGCCTCTATTGGAGGGGAGGGCGGGTCTTTAGCACCGATATTACTAAAATTTTCCGCACAAACTTTGGTTTCATAAAGGTACCAATCGTTATCAACCTTGGCTACGGAGAAACCTTCGCCCCACATTTTATATTTGGCATGATTCCAAAAAGTAAAAAAGGGCGGACGATATTCAACAGGAATTTTCCATGCACGGCGCCATACAAATTCGCCGTCTTTGTTTTCCCACTGATAGGGGTCACTCCATTCAATATCCAAGTTTATCATTCTATAACAAATGACCTACACTTGTTGTTTAATCGCCGTATTCTTCTTTTTGGAAGGCGGTGGCGGTGTGAATATCAGTTTTTACGTAGTTATTGTTTTTAATAACTCCAATGTTAAATTCTTCCGATAGAGCACGGGTTAGCATGACTCCGGCTGGGTCGTCATATCCATATCCTAAATCTATAAGATTTTGAACATATTGACTCCTTGACATTTTAAATGCCCTTGGAATCAAATAATTGAAATAATTGACAAGCTCCGGCACCGTATTAAAGGTGACATACCGACTTATCGTTGAATCTTGTATATAAAATTTACTCATATCACACTATATGTAGTGTCAATATTAGCATTATGTCTTAAGATTGTGTAAATTACAAGTTTTTATATTAAAAACTTAATGGCTGCCACTTATACTTGATGTGGGGGTGGTATTAGTAGTGATAACTACTGTTGGAGGAGCTATACTTCCTGCTGTTGGTACTGCGGCAGTAGCTACAGTTGTTGCAACAGGTGCAACAGCTGCGGCTATAATTGAATTTTTCAAAGTAGTATATTCGGTTTCCAATGCTTTATATGCATCGTTGCTTACCAATTCAAGTTCATCTATACTTTTTGGAACAATATATTCAATAAGCTGTATAGCAATAGAACCAACTCTGCTGAATATACTAAATATGGATGCTGCAACAGGATTGGTAAACGAAAGTATTCTTAATACTGTGTAAGCAATACCTAAAAATAAGCCTACCCAAAAAATATGTTTACCAAAATTTACCAATCCTTTTACTACTGCACCCAATCCCCAATATGATGTATAAGAAGATAATTGACTTGATAATGTATCAGTTTTTAATGCAGTAGCATTAGCAAGTGTCATGTAATCAGAAATTGCTTTATCTTTATTAGCTTCTAAATCCTTTTTCTGAGCTTGAAGGTCAGATATTTCTTTATCTTTATCTTCTAATTCTTTACTACCTTTTCCATTTATTAAATCATCAGCTAAAGATTGAATTGATTTTTGGTCATTGAGATTTGGTAAACCAGCAATATTCTGAACTCTTTCATTCAATGTTTGAGCAGTTTTAACTGCTGGGTCATCGGTTACAGATTGATTCAAAGAATAGCCGACACCAAAAGATAATCCTGATATTTCATATAATTGGTCGCTGGTATTTTGTGCAATGTCATTTTGGGCTAATGTAATCTTTTGTGCGGATTTTTGTTCTGCGGTTGCAGATTTACCAAAAATACCCTTAACCGTTGAACATCCTACCACCAATGATGCGATGACCAATGAAATAGCTACTTGTTTTAATATTGAGGATTTAATGCTTTTCATAACTTTACCTTCCATAACAATCTATAAATAGGTTTAACCATTGAGAATCATCTTTTTCTTTGTTACATTTGTGTAAGGATAGTTTGAACTATTTATACCTATTTTTTCATAACCATAAGGTATTCTTTCTTCCAACGGACCGTCAACTATTCCCAACTTTTGTTTAAGAAATGCTAAAGCGGCTATGGGCGACATTCTTCCACAATTAAATCCGACAATGCCGTGTTTTTCACAAAAATCTTCCAATACCTTTACATCCTTTTCAGGCCATGTCTTTTTTGGGGTGGTATCTTCAATTTCACCATCATTCAATTGTTTTTTCTGAACCATTATTTTATATGGGTCAAAACCGTTATTTTGCTTAAGAGTGTCAATTTTTTTAGATATCACTTGATTAAAATCAGGAATGATACTCGTTTTTAAATCAGGATATTCTTCAAATCCTAGAGTCAATTGAGTTCCACTTTGATTGAAGTCGTTCATATAAATTATCCACTATAATCCATCTTTTTTGGTGGATATTCCTTGCCAATCAAATAAGTTCTCTCGACCATTTTCTTACTACTTTTTCGGTCTTTAGCTTTCTTTTGATCTTCCCAATCACGAAACATTATATTACCAAGTAAGTAAGCTTGTTTTTCCATTTGACGCAGCCACGGGTTGTGCTGAGCATATTGTGGGTCTTCACCCCTTTTATCTATGTTCCTGCCACTTTTACTTGTTTGAAGTTTTTCGTTTTCGTGTTGCCAATGATGGACTATTTCATGAGCAAAAGAACGAAGAATGTCTTTTTGATGGCGGTCAGTTATGTACAAGTTAACGGTTCTTGTATCAGGGTCATAATAGGCCGTCTTGCCCAAAATCTTGTTGGCGTTCTTTTCATCTGACAATAACTTTACCTTTGGCACAGTCTTTATTTTCAATTCATTTTGCAAATAAGAAAATAATTGTGCCAAATGCGATTTAAACGTATCCATGTCTTCAGGCATCATACCTTCTATAAATAGTTGTCGATTACCCTTATTTTCACGTAAAGCTGTAGGATTATGCCTTATTCTATTTGATGGTATTTTACTTTTGTCTTTTACGATTTTATTGGCTGATTGGTCAATTAAAGTGACACCTGACTTATTTGCACTATCTATCAAAATGTCCCATTGTTTATCCGTTGGTGGTAACGTATAACCTATTAGCATCAACCCTTCTTGAACCAAAATTCGGACGAATCCCATGTCTTTTAAAGCTTTGGCCGAGCCTTCATGGCTCAGAGGTATGTCGTGGGTTTTTAAATAATTTTTAGCCCACAATTCATGACTATTACTACCTATGTAAGCATCCTCAAACTTGCATTCCGGTGTCAACCAATAACCACCACTTGCAAGAATCCTAGATTCACCTGTCTCTTCCCAAAGACCTTTAAACAAATCTTTGGCACGGGTAGGATAATCCACGGGTTGGACAAAATCCGCATTGTCGTTCTCTTCACAGGTTGGAGTGGTTACAAAAGTAGGTTTTACTTCGTAAGGAACAGAATCATCAAAATAATCACTAAAACTAAGACCTTCTCGTATTCCCATGTGGGAACGATAAGCACTCAGCTTTTTTTGTGATTTTTTAATGCGCACATTGAAAAAATTACGGCTTTCTTTTATGGACACCGCTAGTAGTTTTCTTTGGTTTCTGAAATTTTAGTTTTGGATTTTTCAAAGTGGTCTTTGGTTTCATTCCCTTTTGAATGGTTTTGGCCACCTTGCTCGGCTTTTTGGAAGCTTCATCCAAATCATCCGCCCATCTTTGTTTTCCTGATTGCGGAAGGTTTCCATGAGTAATGGTTCTGTAGGAACTATGCTGAACCGCCTGTCCACCAGCTTCGTCCATTGCAGCTTCATCTTCTTGTTCTTCACCTTCACTTACTTCGGGGTCGTATTGGTTTGTTCTAGCAAACATGTCAGGTTCAGAAGTCTTAGCTAATGTTGGCTGAACAACCTTATATGACGGTCCCATTTTCATGTCAACCGTAGCCTCGTCCATCTCTTCTGCGCCGGGATATTTTTGTGGGTCTAAAGCTTCATCCTCTTCCTTGTGGGATTTATAGCCTTTATTCTTCATCCACCATGCTAATGCATAGGGATTGGTAATCTTTTTCTTTTCAGCTTCTTCCACGCCTACAGTTTCTTCCTCTTCCTCCTTTTTGGGATTCCATCTTTTGGCACCACCAACAGAATGTTTCTTCATAGCCTTTACCGTTCCTTCCCATCCCGGAGGCGCTACTTCTTCTATTGATTCGTCGTTTTTACTAAATTTACCGGCTTTAGCCATTCTAGCAAATGCTTTACGATGTGGAGTGCAGGTAGGCTTAGACATTGGTGTGCAATATCCTTTATGAGCAGGATTTACAGCCTTTTTTAGAAATTTTTTCTTTTCAGAAATCCTATCAATCTTTTCACGAAGACTCTTTAATTCAGACAATTCGGTTTCAGTCAGATTGCGTTGTGCATTGGCTAACGCAACATAACGTTCATTCATCATGCATTCTTCTTCGTCATCATACATTTCACTGATTTCAGGTTCATATTGATTGGTTCTAGCAAACATGTCAGGTTCGGAAGTTTTAGCCAAAATAGGTTGAACCACTTTATACGAAGGACCCATTTTCATGTCAACTGTTGCTTCATCCATTTCTTCCTTTTTATCCTTCTTCCCAAATGACCCTTTATTTTTACAAAATGCGCATTTGCATCCAGCCTTATGTCCACCTTCATTTAATTTAACCCATTTGCCACTCTCTTTGTCAAATCGGATTTCCTTCAAGACTTCTTTGACAATTTTACGGACTTGGGCCTTATTTTCATCCAATTTTGGAGTATTAGCAATGGTGCCCTTGGTGTTCAAACCACCCTGTTTTTGACCTTCACCCGGTGCAACGGCACCACCAACCGATTTGGAAGCCACCGAACCATCAGTTTTCTTACCACCTGCGGTTATAGTTTCCTTATCACCATCTTGACTGACAAGAAGACCACCTTTATCCTTGGCCACGCCAGCTTTTTCCGTACTACTGCCGGCTGCGGTCATACCTGATAACTCACCGGTGGCTGGGCCACCGAATCCCCGGCCAATTTGTATAACTTTACCGAGGCGAATTGGTTGGCCATGATGAGGAACATTTAAAGCGCCGCCCAAAAGAGGCAAACCACCATTGTCATCATATTCACCACTGCCTTCTTCCTCTTCTTCATCTTCGCCGCAGTAACCACAATGTTCTTGAATCTTGGAATAGTAATGTGCATCGCTTTGCAAATTTTTACTTGCGATCTTGGCGGCAACAAATTCATCTTCGGTCTGTTTAATTTCAGCAAGGATGCCTTTTTGAAATTCTTTTGCGTCAACACCTTCCGGAATAAGATTTTGAATATCTTTCGCAGTTGCCTTTTTATTTTTGAAGAAATCTCGATAGTTCATAGATGTATATAAATATTCGCTTATTTTGTTAAAACCGACAAAATATTAAGATAGACTTAATTTCTTGACAGCCTTTCGTTTGTCATATAGGTCTTTGAAGATTTTATCAAGTTCCGGCGTATTGGCCACCGCCACGCTCTTCTGCTTTTCAGCAATCATTTCATCAAGAACCGCTTTTGTTTTGGAAAAAGTGGTTTCATCAACTTTCATTTTTTTATCATCAATGTTTAACATATGGAGCCTACTGTAATAATGGGGGTCTTCTTTCATGTTTTTCAATACGGTTTGTTTAGCTATGGCTTTGTCTTTTTTGACCATTTGACTTAATTCGTATTGAAGCGCTGACATTATTTCATCAGGAGAAGGCGTTTGTTTCTTTCCCTGAAATAATTGGTCAACTTGTGGGTCAAATCGGGCATCGGGATTAAGAGGTCGTTCAGATTGTGCTTTATCCGCCGCACCAGCAGGACTCATGATTTGATTGCCCATTTTTTGTCCAGCTACTCCTTCGCCACCATCGGTTTCTTTATCCTGAACAATTTTACCATCGGGATATCCTGTTATTGTCTTACTTCCTTGACCATCTTTGTCAGGCCTGTCAGGCATAGAAGGAACAGCAGAGCCGGAACTTGTGTTGGGTTGAAAATGGTCTTGGGTTTTGTCGGATGAAGAGAACTTGGATGGATTTTGCGTAATATTTCCACCGCCGGGAGTACCATACCCCGTTTGGTAATTCAATGTCCCGCTACCACCACCGGGTGCTCCATCTATAGCGTTTTCTCTAATGATTCTTTTAATGACTCTTTTTGCCATATCATATAAATAGTATGGATAATAAAGAAACTATTATATATGACCGCATAAAAAACCGACATCACAAGATGCCGGTCAAACAGAAACTTTCCTCAATTATTTGTTCGGGTCATTCTATGAAACAATCATGAACAAAATAAAGTTCAAATGTTTGAGGGTTATACTCACAAATAATCGAGCTTATGATTTCGGTTGTATTTTAAATCATTCTTCGTTTACAGGTATGGTAAATATCCACCTAAAAGGTTGATGAACTATCAAATCCACAGGCCAAGCAAAAACTGCAAAAAGCCAATTCGGAACCCATTTTCTTTTTATTGCTATCAGTTCGTAATTAGCCATATTTTAAAGGTATTGCGGTTCGTCCACATAAATGTTTTCGGAAATCAATTCCAAATTTATTTCTTCTACACTAATTTTACCTGCTCTCAAATAAAATATCTTGTAATTACCACCACCCCTAATTTTTGAAAGTTGACATTGAACAGATCCTTCATTTGGTAAATCATAACAATTGCCTTCAACATAATTTTCACTTCTGTCCCATCTATCGTGTAGCTTTTTAGCAAAATGCTTTTTCCATTCGTGTATTCTCATATTATCTAATTTCCGGTTTCAGTAACTTCCATCGGTCACTGTTTGTTTTTACAAACCCATTGTCTATGTGTTTAATCATGTCAATCACATCTTCAATGTTATCGTAAATGTATTTGTGAGGAACAACGCCCATAAGCCAAAGTGGGCATTTTGATTTGCCACCTTCCACCGATAAAAACAACGGTTTCTTCTCACGAATGATTGTGGTTATTTCTTCAGCGCTACCCCACGAAGCTACGTCAGGAATAATGTGAGCAATGAAAAAATCACAAATGTCGCACAGTCTCAAATCATAACCACGAACATCCCACATGCGTTGTTGAACCAAATCATATTGACCTGTTTCCATCCAATGTTTCAGGTCGTCTCTAGCCGATTCATCTTCCGGTATATCGTGAACAAACGGTTTGTAATATGGGTCAAAGAATCTTATGCCACAGTATTTCAATTTTTGTTTAACGATTTCTCTCCAAGGCCGGCCATTTGCATACTGCATGTGGCCTATCAAATAACATCGTGTTCCACGAAGAATATGAACTTTTGGCGTGATCTTTTTTGCGACGGCCATAACCTCTTTTTTAATAACAATTCTTATCCCTGATTTGAGCGAGCAACAATTTCCAAGGCTAAATCATATTTAGCCGTAAATTGAAGTATCTCCTTCATTTCCAATACCGGAGCATACTCACAATAAATTTCAAGTGTATTTTTCATGTGCATAGGATGTTGTTGAACAATCTCTGCACGACGAAACCATTGCTTGTTTTTGGAATTATCGTAAAATTCACCTAGAGCTAGTCTTAACCTGTCCGGCAATTGTTTATAATGATGCGGCAGCTCTATGTGATTGACCTGCTCGGTTGGTTGATTTTCCATAATTTTCCTTATTTTTTATTCGGGCGAATAATAATTTCCAATGCCAAATTATAAGTGGCTGCAAATTGAACTATTTCCTTTCTTTCCAAAGCCGGTTCAAAATCACAATAGACTTGAAGTGTAGGCTTTAAATGGTCAGGATGCATTTCCATCAACTCAGCTCTGTAAAACCACGGTCTATTTTTGTAGAGGTCGTAAAATTCACCAAGGATTCTTTTATGCTCTCTTCCTTCCGGTAACTTTCTTGGCAGTTCCATAATTTTTCTTATTTTAAATGTTTCAGTATCTTATACATACACGCTAAAAATGTTATATCTCTAACTTTTGGTATAACTAGCCCCGATTGATATATAGAATCAGCTAATTCATATATAATTAATGCTTCTTTTCCTTTGGCATATTCTTCCACCTTATCAAACAAATATCTATAAACCGTCTCCAATGACCCTGCATCAAATTCGGTGGTTATTTGACGAATTTCATTGAATACACCAGCTTTATTTGGTGTTTTTAGCAAATCAACTAATTTGTTCAGCATGTCCATTTCCACGGCATTTTCCTTGGAAATCTTGATTTTAAGAACTGTATTTCCCGTATCATCCACTGTTTCGATGGTTGATTGTTGAGCAAAATTGATTACTTTTCTGATGTCAGGATAGTAAGTGTTGACAATGAAAACAATATCTTCCTGCGTAAATGACACCTTTTCATTTTGCAAAATTTCCACCAATCTAAGTGCTACTTCCTTTTTGGAGATTGGCTTGATTTCAAACGATTGCATCCTTGATGAAATCGGGTCAATCATTTTTTCCACATAATTACATGTTAGAATGAATCGTGTATGGGCTGAATAAGTCTCCAGCATGTTTCTAAGAATGCCTTGTGCATCCTGAGACAATCTATCGGCTTCGTCAAGAATGATGACTTTAAGAGGATAAAATCCCGCTGATGAAGCATAATTCTTCATTTTGACTCTTACATCCTCGACACCATTTTGGTCTGATGCATTGATGTACATTGAATCACATTGGACATTATTTGTGAGAATTTTTGCCAAGGAAGTTTTACCCGTTCCAGCAGGGCCAAACAACAAAATATGCTGAAAATCACCCTTTTTGATAAATTGGGAAAATTTCTCCTTTACACTGTCATTACCAATGAAAGCATCCATTGTAGTTGGTCTATATTTCTCCACCCACAATGAATGGTCTCTCTTGGGGACTCTACTTTCTTCAACCAAAAAATCCATAATTAGATAAATTTGACCTTGCGAGTGCTAACTTTGGATTTCAAAATTTTTCTAGCACGGGGAAGTTCCGCTGTGATTTCTTTTTTGGTGAGAACTTCCTTGAACCACGGCCCAATCCATTCACCGTGACTCTTGTAAAATAGACCGTAATAATTTTGTTGAGTTTGATTCGTTTTCATGTTATTTCCTTTGTTTTAATTTATTGTTATTATTAATCTTCCACTTCGGTTTTAACCAAATAATATTGACTCTTGAAACCGCTTGCATCAAAAGCTATTCCTGCCAAACCGGCTTCTGATACTCCAAGAACAGAGTCACTTACCTCACTATTTGCGGCAAAAATTTCCTTAAGATGTTTAGCATTGAAACTGATTGGATTCTTTACGGTATCCTTGCCCGCAGTCGTGGTGATTTCCAAGGCAATTCGGTCAGAGAGGTTCTTTTCCTTGTAACCCAAAATCATTTCCAATTTTTGTTTCTTCTTGTTCATAATGAGCGTGAACAACGCATCCTTGTCATCCACACCACTAAATGCTTTGTTAAAGGCGCCAACCAATTCTGCGTTACAAACGACCTCGACGGTGAACGGTGGAATCGTTTTCATGGTTGGTGCAGCTTCGACACCATCAACGCCCGCAGCAACATATGTGACCACATATTTTCCATCATCCACAATTACCTTGCGAACCCTTGTCTTGTCGTTTTCATCCATGTCCAAGGTAAATGAAATATTATCGGAAAGAACAGGTAACATCCCTTTGAATTTGTTGGTGTCTTGAATGCCGATTTCAAGGCCTGTGAAAAACGCTCCCTTTTCCAACCGAACAGAATCAAACAACTTTCTGTCGGAACTCATCGCTCTCACCATTAAATCGTTGTTGTCGGCATACCATCTGACGCCTTCAACGATGCCACCCAAATGATATTTTTTAATAAATGTTTCAATATTTTTCTTTTCCATAGTTATATTCTCCAATGATTCTTCATCTTATCACAGCTGTTGTATTTTGTCTATTTTTTTTAAAAGATTGGGCGTTTCAAAAATATTTCCGATGATTTCAACGGTTCCTTCAATCATTCTTTGTGTAAACGACATACTTAATAATGCAGACCCACAATCAGCAATATACGCACCACGACAAAATTTTACTTCGGCTATTTTAGGAATAAATTCTGATTTGGCATGATTTGTTATTATATCACCTTCATAAATCTCTTTACCATTTTGGTCTTTGAAACCGGTATATTGCATTACTTCACAATCTTCTGTCCATTCATCACCACACTCATATTGAATAGCATCCAATATGATGTCTTCATTACCAAACCAATTATAAATTTTCTTTTCTGATTTAACCCAAATTCTAAATCTTATTTCTCTATTATTCATATGAATGTATCCAAGGTTATCTTGGGTTTTACAGGTGCTTCGTCAGGAATGCACAATTGAATAGCTACACCAAACTTTTCAGCAAAAGGTTTTAATTCAGCTTCAATAAGACATTTTAGTTCTGTTCTTTCAGGTGGTGGAGTAAAACCGATGACTTTTCCATACGGCCCCCGCCTTCCATTTTTTCCCCCAAGAAGAGGCATGTTCACAGATTTTATGTCATTTTCCAAAATGGCAAGTTTCAATGATTTGATTGACGCATCAATCCATTCAAGGGTGCTCCAATACTTCCAATCATCCTTCACCGCCAAGCCAAGAAGATAGACATGATGTTCCAAATCAAAATATGTGTAACAATCGCCGGGACGAATTCCATGTTTGGAACATTTCTCCTTGTAATCTTCAAACATCTTTGGATAACGTTTTTTGAACTCCAAAGCAATACCGGCACCCATAACTCCCACACAGTTAATGGTATTTACGTAGGCATCAGCAGGAGTGTCAAAGATGGATTTGTAACTGATGATAAATCTTTCACCCATATTATAAAATATTATTGAACTTCTCCTTCTTTGTACAGTTTATTTACAATGCGTTCTATTATTTTCTTTGACTCTTCCAATAATTCTTTTCTGTCAGGTGTTGAAGAGTCGTTATTAATCAACAATGACAACGCATTAATATAGTTACCACCATACGGCGTAGGAACTAGCATAATACAACTTGGTTTTTGGTAATATTCAAAACCGAATATTTTTTCCTTATTCATAATTTATATATTTCTATCCGAAAAACGGATTTTCTTTTCTTTTATAAGAATCAACATTTTTTTTATTAATGTTGACTACACCCAAATTAATTTTTGGAAATTCTTTAATGGTTTCATAACCGCCATCAACTTGTTTTTTCCATTCCAAATCTTTTTCTTTTGGATAGTCTATTGTCCATTTAACCGTTGATTTGTCAAGCATTTTCCTAGCCACCTTCGACAACGGCATAATGTACCTGAATTGTTTTCCCCTTATTCTAACGATGCCTTTCGTTTTCATAAAATCACGGGTCAACCAAAATATTTTTTCCTTATTACAAAACTTAGCGTTTTCAACACAAAGGTTGTGTGCGGTTCTTGGATGAATCTTTTCACCATCAGGGCCAATATAAATGTCTGTCCATATAAAGCCACCATATAAAAAATTGGCAGACTGATAAACATAACCACATTTTCCCACAATGCCATCTGCCCAAGTATATAAAAACAATCTTTCCGGCAAATTTATTTTCATCCATTTGACTACTGCTGATAGCATTTGTGACTCGGAATTTTTTGGCATTTCAGGAAGCATACACATTTTGCCAATTTCATAATAGTCCTTGGTGGTAAGTGCAGGAAAAAGTTTTCGAATGGTCGCAAGGGGTTGTGTTCCCCAACCAAGAGTCAGAACGCCAACCATTTTATCTCCAATGAATACACCAAGATAATGTTTGGTAAGTCGGGGCATTACTTTTGAGTAATGATGTTCTTGAACTAATTCGGCTGCGGTGTATTTGTTTACTTTCTTGATTTTGAAATCAAATTTCATGAAAATTATTCGGCATCATAAAATCTATCACCATTAACATCTGTTATTGGTTTAACATCAGTTGGTAAAGATTCGTCCCACTCAAACTTTGGATGAAAGTCGCCATCACCATCTGCATATATTGTCACTTTGCGGGATGCTCCAATTCTGCCAAGATATGCCATGTATTTTAACATAGCTAAAAAATGAGGAACCCACCTATCTTTCATGGTACATTTAATTGTAAAGGTTTTATCGGTGTCTTTCATAATTTTTCTATCTTTTCAATAAATCGTTTATCACAAGACTCCCAAGATAAGTCACAATTTTGAATATCTTGTTTAAGAATAGTTAATACTCTTGATTTACAAAGTTGGAAAGCTATGGTATATCCGTTTTTAAGACCTAAAGAATAACCACTACTAAAAGCATTACTAACATTTTTCTCTTTTTTTAGATTGTCTTCATATTCACGCATTTCTGCTTCCGTGCATTTGCATACATCATAATGGTCCCAACAACGGGGACAGTGGCTATATGGTGTTCCTATAGACATACTTACAATTTTTCAATTTTCGTGCTTTCACATTTTATATGGTTATAATAAAAATCGTTACCACAATAAAAGCATTGTATATTTTTAAAACTACTTACATTAGTAACAATATTTTCAATTTGTGTTGCGCCACACCAAGGGCATTCAACTTTTATCTTTTCCCATTTATTTTTAAATACAGCAACACTCATTTTAATGTTTTTCCAATACTTGGATGGCTCTGAACTTCACTTGTAACAAGATTGCGAACTTTTGAATTGATTCGTTCAAAAAATTCCTTACCCACACGGGTAAAACGTCCTGCTCGGTTGGCTTTAGCATAGTCCAAAGCAAGTTTTTTAATAGCGGCTCGGTTGATGTACGGGGTTGTATTCATAATCGGTCATTCTATCATAACCACCTATTTTAGTCAAATATTATTCGGTATTCATTTTAATTCTTGTTTATAAAAACTACACGGCATTCATCATTATGAATGACATACGTTCCCACTATCTTACCATCAGCGGGAAGTTCTTTCAGAGGAGTTTCTATATGTAAAATAAACCATCCCTTAACTGAATTGTTGTCAGAGAATCTCTCTAATAAACAATAGGTATTATCTTCTTGTTCGGATTTTAAATATTCTTTCATGCTCCAAAATCAAAAAACTGACTTGCTGTTTTCATCGCTGGATTTGGAAATGTCCACTTGAACACATCATAAATTCCATCGTTTTTGCCGTTTGCAAATTTTGATTTTAATTCTTGCTCGAACATCTTTTTTCTGTCCACCAACTGATTTACAAGGTCTATTATTTCATCAGGGTCGTTTCCATCACCTTTTAATGCCAAAGCATCAAGACCGTATTGGTTGGTTTGTAAATATACCCATTTGATTTTTTGGCCGTGATGAATGGGTTCAAAATCTCTTTCCAATCCCAATTTAATCAACAAATCATTATACGCTAACGCGGCTTTGGCTTGAGCGGGAGTGGCCAATTCAAAATGAAATGGCAACCGACTGTCGGGGTTATAATTTTTGGTTCCGTCCTGACTTATAAATTTTACGGAAGTGTTCTTTGCTATATCAAGAACATCAAAAGTCTTCATATCTTCCCTAAATTTGAGAATCATGTCATCCAATTCTTTTTTGGGAACATCGGTCAATAATTTTCTCAAAAAAGAATCCATAAACTTGCGAAATGAAGCTGGAAATGATGAACGCACCACGTCAATGCCCTTTACTTCCAACCTTGGTTGTTTCAATAAGGCACCTTCTTCATGAATAATCCACTGTGCATATCGTTTCTTAGCCAGCCAAAACGACGATTTACTGATAACTTCCTGTTTAGCATCAAACGTGTGTTTATTCAAATTGAAAAAACGTTTAGCCATGACGTTATAGAACTGATTCACATAGCTCTGAACTTCGGTGGTGACGCTCATGATGGCTTTTGTCATGTCATCCTCATTATTCAAATCTATGTTTGGAAATCTCTTCTTGATAATGGGAATTGAATCAACAAAACACGAATCGGTATCACTATAAATCACCCAATCACCATCTTCAGCGGTGTCCAAAGCTTGTTTGTAATAAACATTTATTGCTTTTGCGGTAGTCTTGATGATATCCACACCGGTTGTAGTGACCGCTTCAGCATTATCCACATCATAGAAACGAAACACAGGCAATCCCAAAACTCCATAAAATGAATTAAGCAAGATTTTCCAAACCGCTTGTCGTTGATTGTAGAAATTATATTGCTCCATGTCACCTGCCTTTTTGAATTCGGCAGCCTTCTTTCTCATGTCTTTGCGTTGTTTAAACCACAAATCCAACAATATTGGTATCACACCCCTTTTATCCTGCCTATAAAGCACCCCATTGGAAGATAACGAATAATTACATTTTTCAATCCATTCTCCAAATTCTTGTGGTGTATAATCAGCCTGACCCACCCGATAATTTGTCAATTCACCCTTTACGTGGGATTCAACCGAATAATTTTCCAGCTTACCCACCTTTGTTTCAGGTGATATATTCAAAGAAATGATGATATTGGGATACATGGAAGTTAAATCAAGGTCAAAGACCCAATTATACCTTCCCGGCACGGGTTCTTTTACAAAAGCACCCGAAAAGCCTTCTTCTCCTTCTTCCAATCTGTCTTCATAATCCTGTCTTCCCTGTGAAGGTTTGTTTGGCGCAATCAAACCACCATTGCGTTTCAAATAAATCAGTGTGGCGCCATCGAGATATCTTGATGACATATGAAAGTTATCGTAAGGAACATGGCCGACATGGCAAATGTTTCTAGCCAAATCAATAAATTTAAGTTTTCTGTCCAACGCTACAACAATTTTAACGTCGGTCATGTTATATTCCAAAAACTTATTGATGTCTGCTTTATACAGGTCATTTAAATTACCGTGATACTGAATTTTACCTATACCTACCGTCTTTTGACCTATCGGACCAAGAGCATAAGTGGGTTCCATTTTTCCTGAGAATTTTTTGTATAACAAAATGTAATCAAGAACGGATATGCCACCCACGGTTAATTTTTTACTAAAACCGTTTACGTAGGCTGCACCGATGGGTGACAAGCACTTGGCCGCTTTTGCACCAAGACAATTTTTCAAACGAAGATAAAGATAAGGCATGTCAAAATAATCAACATTCCAACCTGTAACGATTGTGAACGCACACTCTTGCCATTTATCCATGAAACTTATCAAAAGATTGTCTTCATCGTCAAACGACCTTGTAACAATTTTTACCTTCTGTCTTTCTTCATCAGTGGTAATCTTCCAATCCTTTGGCAACCAAGGTTCAACTTCCTCTTCCTTGGAATCTATTTTATGGTCTTTATCAAGAATAAACACATAACAGGTCTTGGTCAAATAATCAAATAATGAAATGCCTGTAATTTCCTTGTTGGCCGTTTCCATGTTGGGAAACCCACCTTCGGTGGACACTTCAATATCAATAACTCCGACCTTATGTCCTTTGGATGGTTCGTCCGAATCCACATAGGTATCCATAAGAACTCTCGTTTCGGCTGGAACATCGGATTCAAACAATTCGGGGTCATTATCATTATAGTTGAATACTTTTACAAGTTCGTCGCCGTAAAGTGAACGTTCCGGTCCACCTACCTTTTTCTTGTATGCATATTTTGGATAATCAAATGAGGTATAACCTTTTTCGTCATCCCAAAGATGAACAACCCAATCCTTTTTATTTATGTATATATTCTGGTAAATAAAATCCCATCCTTCTTTCTTTTCTTGTGTTTCTTGTTTTTCTTTTTATCAACCACCAATATTCTTTTTTTCATAATTCATTCAAATATTTTACAACTTCTTCGCCCAATTCTGCTAAATCTTTTCCTTCGTGAAAATATTCATCAAACAAAATAACAAAACCCTGTTCATTGAATTGTTTATATGATGGTAAATCAACATGTGCTGAATTGTCATGAAAATCATCTTCATCACCTAATTCAAAATATACACTTCCGTTTTTTCTGAATTGACAGATAAATTGCCACTGTCCCAATTCTTGTTTTTTTGGAAATTTCCAAACAAATTCAATATATTCAGAATGAAAACTCTGATTGGATAAAAATTGGTTTTGAGGTATGTTCATAATCTTTTGCCTCTTCGGTTGCGGTTTTATTTAATTTGGTCATCAAATTTTTGAATACAACTTGTCCTTCGGGCGTCAATTTTGATTCATGTTTGGAAAGTTTCTGTAAAAGAACCTCATGCTTGAACCACAAAAGTTCTTTGAAACCTATATCTGTTTTTGGATTGGTCAATGGTTCCATTACATTGACCACATAAAGAAGAAGTTGAAGCTCTTCCTGCGTTAATGATTGAAGTTGACTAATTCTCATCGTCAATGATTATACTCCGCCGCAAAAAGAAGTCAATTTATAATATTCGTGTCATTTTCTTTGGTTCTATAAATATTTGACAGATTATGCAAACACTGATAAAGTAAATTAATGGAAAAAAATTTAACACCAACCAATGGCAAAAAACGGGTCAGTTTTTCCCAATTCTCCAATTGGTTTAATTGCCGACATAGATGGTATCTTGACCATGTAAAAGGACTACGCGAATTTGAGGATAATGTCAATACATGTTTTGGTACAGCCATGCACGAAGCCGTTCAACTTTATATTGAGACTTTGTATAAAAAATCTGCAAAAGAAGCTGACACGCATAACCTTTATGAAGTATTCAAAACTGCTTTTGATAGAGAATTAAAAAACACAAAGGTTGTGGTTGAACCAAAAGACTACAAGGACTATTGTGACGATGGTGACAACATTATTGTTGCATTCACCAATGTAACCAATCGTATCAAGCATTTTCCATCAGGCAAATATGAATTCATTTCCATTGAAGATGAAATCATCATGCCCATCAAAAACGATGTGGAATTTGTTTGTTACCTTGATGTGGTATTGAGAGAAAAGGCAACAGGCAGATACAAAATCATTGATATCAAAACGTCCACCAGCGGCTGGAATCACTATCAAAGGGATGATGAAGCTAAAATCTCTCAAATTCTTCTCTATAAAGCATTTTTTAGTAGAAAATACAATGTTGATATTGACATGATTGACGTTGAATTTTTCATTTTAAGAAGAAAACTTTGGGAAAATTATGCTTATCCTCAAAGTCGAATTCAGACCTTCGTTCCAAAGAATAATCAGCGAGCGGTAGCGGGAGCCCTGAATAACTTCTCCGAATTTGTTACGGAATGTTTCACACCCAATGGCAAGTTTGTAGAAGATGCCAAAATTTATCTTAAAAATCCCGGTAAAGGAAAGAAAAATTGTCGTTATTGCCCACACAAAGGCAAAAATTGTGATGCGGTTTCAGATATTCCAAAAGATGAGTTATGAAATTTGAAACAAAATATGATGTAAATGAAATCCTTTGGCATATGCGTGATGGTAAAATCATACCAATGAAAATTACTGACATACAAATTCATTTTGACCCCGATTCAAAATACGAAAAACTGTCTATTCTTTATGGAACAGACGATTATTGCGCTATTTATGAATCACAAGAAGGAAAAACGTGGTGGAAAACCCGCGAACAACTTGTAAATTATATTTTGAATCCACCATCTTAATATAAATAACATTTTTCTCAATCTACTTCATATATAAACATGTAAACACTTTTACATGTATATATGAAAACAAAAACAGCTACTACGGTAAAGATTGAAAAAAGCCTTTATGATAATTTTAAGATATTAGGCATTCAAAACAATCTTACTCTTCAAACATTCGTTGAAAAGTGCGTCAACCTTTATGTTGGTGACACTTCTTCTAGTTCCTCATTCAGAACTCTTGTGAACAATTTCGTTGTCCCTGTTCTAAGCGAAACCGGTTCATTCGGTTCTTAACTTCTGTTGTTCTATGAAAAGCAAGAAACATAAAACCACACCTGAATCTCATATTAAAAGACAGTACCACTATAAAGTGGGTACAAAAAGAAAAACTATTAATATGACCGTCTCTAAAAAAGATAAATTTACAGCATATGAACCCAAAACAGAAAATCGATTTATCGCTTCTATCAAAAATAAAAAAGGTGAAATCGTAATTCCTTCTTATGTTATCAATGCAATAGATAGACCAAAACTTAGTATAAATTCTATTGGGGAAGTTGAATACGGTGCCCTTAGTATAATGTGTTATGACCCAATTGACCCAAGTACGACACATGCTATAATGAAGGCTATCACAACAAAAAACACTACATGGGATATAACTCTGAAAATTCTTGGACCAGTTGGAAATGTCGTAGAAGAATGGGAAATATCTGATGCATCATTGGATGACGTTGATTGTAGTAATTTTGATTGGCAAAACACCGGAGACCCAGCCTATGTTCACTTGATAGTCAAACCGAAGAAAATTGTTTTAAAAAATTAAGTTATGGATACTACAGCAATTAACAAAAAACCAAAAGGTTTATTACTATCAGACGACTTAAGAATGCATTCAGGAGTCGCTACAATGAGTAGAGAACTCGTTTTGGGAACAGTCAAGGCTTATGATTGGGTTCAGATTGCCGGTGCAATTCAACATCCTGAAAAAGGCAAAGTAATCAACATGGATGCGGCTACTGCGCAAATGACAGGCGTTAAAGACGCACACGTTACAATTTATCCTGTTGATGGTTATGGGAATGAGGAACTTTTGTTTGCTATTATGGATAGAGAAAAACCCGATTTCATTATGCATTTCACAGATCCAAGATTTTGGGGGTGGTTATATTCCCTAGAAAGGCAAATCAGGTCCAAAATACCACTCACATATTACAACATTTGGGACGATGTACCATATCCGATGTATAACAGGCCATATTATGAATCCTGTGATTTATTGATGTCAATCAGCAAACAAACCTATAATATAAACAAATGGGTATTGGGTCCTGATAAAATTTCCACCATAGATTCTCCAAATACCGATGGAAGAGCCGTATTGCATTACGTTCCGCATGGAATTAATAAGACCATTTTTTATCCCATTCCCGACGACGATGCCAATTTAAAGAAAAGAAAAAAAGAAATTTTCAACAACAAGAATTATGATTTTGTAATCTTTTACAATTCACGCAATGTTCAGAGAAAAAGAACCAGCAATATTATGTTGGCCTACAAAGCCCTTTGTGACAATCTCACACCTGAGGAAGCGGCAAAATGTGTATTGGTATTACACACCGAAGTCCGTCAGGATGCTGGAACAGATTTGATTGCAGTCAAGGAAGCGTTTTGTCCAAATTATGACGTTATCTTTTCCACATCAAAATATTCACCACAAGATATGAACCTGTTGTATAACATGGCTGACGTTACCATTAACATATCATCCAATGAAGGATTTGGTCTTTCAACGGCTGAATCACTCATGAGTGGGACGCCCATTATCGTAGCGGTGACGGGTGGCTTGCAGGATCAAATTGGGCAAACAAAGGACGATGGTTCGCCCATTGAATTTGATTTAAACTTCGGGTCAAATAATGTAGGAAAGTATAAGAAGCATGGTGTTTGGGCGTATCCTGTTTATCCGCCAGTACAATGTATCCAAGGTTCCATACCAACGCCATATATTTTTGATGATATGACACGTTGGGAAGATGCAGCCGAAGGCTTGATGTATTGGTATCTAGCCGGTCCTAAAAAAAGAGAATGGTGTGGTCAGCAAGGAAGAGAATGGGCATTGAAGGAAGGAGGTATCAATGCTGAAAACATGTGCGACCAATTTATCAAATGTATGAACTATACATTGGATAATTTTAAACCAGTAAAACCTTTCAGTATTTTCACCGAAAAGGATTATGTGGGCAACTTGATGCCGGGTGGTATGGGGTTTGAAATTCCAAAATTTGATAAAGATAAAATCAAACAAGAAATAGAAAAGATAAATATATGAAAAAATCAAAATCAAAATCTATTTTGTTTATAGGTCTTGACAGCACTCGCTTCAAAAAAGAAGAAGATTATAAAAAATATGCTGATAAGATTAATGAACAGTTTAGAGAAGGTACGGGAATTATCGACGAAAAATTACCTATTGTAGTTTATGATAAGTCATCCACAAGTATAGACCTTTTAGAAATAAAATTATGAACGAAAAAGAGC